TTCCTTTTCAAATGTTTCGCATTAATCCGACACTGGATATATTCATTAAAGTAATCATCCTTTAGAAGTACATCATATTCAAATTGATATTTGGCTTCATAGTAGGAGCATTCACCTTTAGTCTTACAAAATCTCAAGATTTCTCTGTAGTATTTATCTCCACCAACTTCTTCAACTTGCTCCTGTAATGCTTTGTTTGAGCCATAATATTTTCGCCAATCGGATTCTTTGGTGACATACTTAGTTTTAGTACCGCCGGATTTAGTCTTTACCTTGGTTTTCCTGCGATTCCAGAGAAGTTTTTTACCAATGTACTTCTGATTAGTATCCAGGTTTTGAATGCGGTATACTATCCCTACAAACTCCTCCGGTGCTGTTTCAGGGTCATATGGTGCAAATTGATAGTACCACCCTGTATAATGATCAGACATAAAAAAATAACCTCAGTGTATTTCAACTGAGGTTACTTATATTAGTCACAAAGACATCCTGCGTCATATTCTGAAATCTCATCATCCGTAAGTTCAGAACCACAATACGGGCAATGATTAGGTGGCTCATCATAGATCAAATGAACCACACTCTCTACTTCGCAGGTATCACAGATAATTCGGTATTTCATAGACCCTCCTAAAAATCAATTTCGCAAGCACCACCGGCACATGCAGCAGCACCAAGAGTATCAACATCAGTAAACTTCTTTTCTGATAATTCAGAAATCCATTCTACTTGCGTGTAAGACCTTTGAATCTTTTCCCACTTGTGAATAAGATATGCATCTTTCAAACAGTATTCGGTTTTCTTCAAGTCACCTTCAAGGTATTTATGTGCGAATGCAGTAAACCTACGCACCCAATCTTTCTTCAGTGTGTTCTTAGAGTTTTCGGCAGAAATATCTTCACCATATCCCTGTGCAGTCATACAGGCCATCCAAAGATCATTAAATGCTTGCAGACCATCTACTACAAGACCAGATGCTAATACAGAAGCCACTCCATATTTTTTAACCATTTTTTCAGCGTTGATGACTTCAGTATTTGGCGCCTGATTAAAATCCTTATCGCCAGAAGTAGACAAGAAAGAAATACCAGCAAAGTTATTCCTATTGCGATAAACATATTGAGCAACATCATCCCAATCCTCTACTAGAATAGTATTAGAAACGTTATGTGAAACTGTAGGGTCAGCACAAAGTTCTTTGTTCTTACCAGCATTTACCCAATGCTTTTGTGCTTTGGCTACCAAGTCAAGGTGATCTGTTCCAATCAACTTATCTTTGAGAATAGAACCTTTCTTTGGTGTAATAGGGAACGAAACAACAAAGTCTGTACCACTAGCAGACCATACAGAATCTTCTACCATGTGTGGGTTAGTTTTAGCAATGAGTTGTGCAACTTCAGATTCTTTGTTCAACTGAATATTGCGAATATATCTCTCAGCGTGTTCAGCATGGATTCCACTTGCTGTTCCCAATAAGACAGAAGCATTCCCACTAGGCTTAACGCAAGTAGTCCGAGCAGCAGCATTAATACCGAGAAGACTAGCAACTCTAGCATTAGTCTCTTTAACAATCTTGGCACCTTTTTCCAGAATCTTTTCATCAAACAAAATCTCCGGGTTATTCATCCATCCTGTGATAGACACACCAAGCAATGCTTCACGGTCAAAGATTTGCTTTGTGGTGTCTGGAAGGAATTTGAAGTCTGTGTATCCTGCTTGCAGTGTACCAAGAATAGCAGCAGCCTCACAGGCTTTATAGAAAGATTCTGCATCTACGCACAACCCACCATTAATCTCTGTCAGATTACATCCCTGCCAACCAGACTGCTCATCAATCTGTGGGAACATACCAATCTCTACACACGGATTAGTAGTATGCTCAGTAGACTCTACAAATACAAATCCCGGTTCACCAAACTGCTTAATACTTTCCATGATTTTCATAAAGTCTTCTTCTTTAGTTTCTTTACGAACAATCACAGCAGAGTTATTGGAACGAGCCCGTTGTGGATTATCTGTGAACCAATTACCTGTCTTAGCATTCATCATTTCTGTATCATCAGGAGAGAACAGACAGATAGTAGCAGACCGTCTTACACCACCAGACAACACAGCATCAGCACAGTGCATAGCAATATCATAGACATGGATAGGGCGCAGTTGTACAGGTTCTTTTGCATTCATTACAAGACCTTGAATAAGATATTCAATACGGTCCAATGCTTGACGCAGACCATCAGGACCGGGAGCCTTAAATCCACCAGAAATCTTTGCACCTTTTGGTCTAATGTTAGTCATGTCAAAGAATACACGACGACCTTCAAACTCAGGATGCACACCACCACCTACAAAGTAAGATGACATAAGAACGTCAAGAGCAGACGCCCAGCCTTCAATAGAGTCTTCTACAACATAACCTTTTGCTTGCTTCTTACGATCAGTTACCATAGGTAGTTTGTTTACGTGATGATTCTGCACAGAGAAACCTGCGCCTGCACCACATAGCAGAATATAAAAATACTCACCAAAGAAAGAAGCACGATCCACATAAGAAGAGGTGCAGTTATACATTTTCATCTGGTGCTTTAGTAGTTGTTCACCACCAAACTGCAAAGCACGCTGCGCACCAAGAACACGTTTCTCTTTATAAGAGTTAGATGCTTTTGTCATTTCATTTACAAGTTCAGTGGACATTCTATTCTTATAATAGTCTTTGTGCATTTCCATTACACGGTCAACAGATTCATCCCAACTTTCATACCTGTTTTCATCATCAATATATCTGGAATATGCTTCATAGAATTTTGTTTGAGACAAAAAGTCTCTCATGTCTAGACTATTGGTCATAGAACGCACCTCTTAATTTGTATGGATTTTTAGAAATAGTAATATACTTATACTATCTCAATTCTTGCACATTGTCAAGTTATTTTAGTTTTTCAACTGCCCGTGAACCAAACCAAAATGAGATAATTGCAGCAAAAATAGATTGAGATTGTGGATCCCAAATGACATCCGAAATCTCTGCCATGTTGTATCCTGCTTTCATGGCTTCCATTACAAGAACTGTTTTATAGAATAAAAAGAAACCAAAGAAGCAGTATGTGATGATTGGTCGCACACCTTTTTTCAGACCAGCAAAGAAACCTGTTTCTTTTGAGATAGCAATATCATGCTCAATAAGACGCTTGTGTTCCTCATGATCTGCCATGTCTTTGAGGTAGTCGTGTTCTGCTGACTGCATCTGCATTTTGATTTCAGCAGATGCTTTCATCTTTGCTAATTCATGCTTTTGTTCTTGTGCCTTGTTAATGGTCTCAAGAACTTTAGGTGCAAAAGATGTTCCGAAACCTAGAACGGAACCAAGTAGTGCGAACATTTATTTCTCGTCTTTTTTACGTCTCAGAAATGCTTTAAACTTCATATGTGTAGGAGGCATAGCAACATCAGCAGTAGTTGTGCCATATTCCTCTTTTTCAATCTTTTTCTTTTTCTTCTTTTTAGGTGTCTGCTCTTCTTCAGAGTATTGTTCTAAGAGTGTAGAGATAGTCTCTCTGTCCTCATTAGCAAGGTTCATTTCACTTAATGCTGTCTGAGTATCAACCCCATAACTCTCTCTAAGGAGTGCTAGTGCTGCTACATAAGAAGCAATACGAGACTTACCACCAGGAAATGCACCTAACAATCTTTTTAAATTAAAAGTGAGTCTATGAAAGAGGTTAAAGGCATCTCTTTCTTCAGATGTAGTAATCTGTTTATCTGTGCGTTTACCATTCTCATCAACAATACCTAACTCATAGGCTTTTGTTTTCTCAAAAGGTGTTACTAACAACTTCAGAAATCTATAGGTGTATATACTGTCAGCAACTGTAGAAAAGGACATTAAATCTCTCTTAAAACTTTTATAATTTTTCTATCCATATCAATACCAATCAAGTCGGCGGGTTCAATATACTTTAGAAATACTAAAATAGGTTTAATGACAGACCAGTATTTGTAATCTAGTTTTACTGCCATCATCTTCACACCAATTTCAATACCAAAAACATTACAAAATACAATGATATGATTTAATAATAATCTATCTGATAACTCTCCAGTTTCTAAGTACCGATTTATAATTCTTTTGATATACTTGATACGATCAAGGTCAGCATAAAATTCATCGGTACTAGAACACTGAGGATTATTATAATGTTTAGCAGCAACAATAAGATAATTCTCTTCTGTTACTTCTACTTTTTCACTGAGAATGTTCATAATTAAAGTTGTGCTTCAAGTTCCTCAATCATTTGTGCTTTAGTCATAGAAGTGTCAAGGTCAATACCATGCTCTTCATATGCATGTTCTGCCAACACTGATTTAGTCATGGACCAATAATCTACAGTAACCGGATCAGCTTCAATCAAAGGTTCAGCAGTAGGTGCCGCCTCTTCAATAACAGGATCAGCTTCAATAATAGGAGCAGGTTCTTGAATAGGTGCAGGAGCGGATACGGGTTGATCAGCCTTTGCAATGTAGTATTCTGCAACTTCACGGTCGCTGTGTCTGCGAGACACTAACAACTCACCTGTTTTAGAATCGACCCAACCTCTATTGGTTGGCTTGGCATTTTTTGCCCAAGCAGGAGGTTTCAACATAGTAATAATCCTTTAGCTATTCGTTTTCATTTGTTGCAGTGCTTTGGTGATACCATCAATGATTTCTGTTTTGATAGGATTTACAAAAGAAGTGTCGCCAGTTCTTTGATCACCAAGTCTTGGTGGAGTTTGCTTCAGTGCAGCTTCAATGTTTTTCTTGTTATCATCATGGATTTTATTGACATCAAGACCAACTTCCATTTTGTGCATATCCACAAATTCTTTTTCTCTAGGAGAACGTCCACCACCCATTTGCTTCTGGAAGGTATCAGAAGTAGCATCATCTGGACCATGCTGTGCAGTTCCAGCTGCTTCTTCTACAGACTCTTTTTTACCAGTATATGAACCAGTCTTTTTAAAACGATCAGCAGCCTTCTGAATAGCTGCCTTACGACGCTTCTGCATGTCGGCAGTATCCTTACCACCTGTAGCATAACGGTCAGTGTAGGAAGCATCCTGCTTATCTCTAGAGATTTCATCAATCTTTTCTTCATCCATAGACTTCTTGATTGCAGACCGACGCTTCTTCAGATACTTGTCAGAAGAATCTACATCACCGTCGTTATCAACATCATCGTCTTCTTGACCGACAGGATCAAGTTTGTCTTCTTTCTTGGTCTTTGCTTTGTAGTGCTT